CACCAATTATGGTTGCTACTATTGTTCCTAAGAAAACTAAAACTTTTACCATTCCTTTTCCAGTAGAAACATCTGTTCGTAAAGATTTAACTTCTTTTTTTAATTCATTTATACTATTTTGTATTGTCTGCATACGCTCTGCACACAGACGCTCATGGGCTGAAAGTCGTATACCTGTTGCTTGGTCTACAAGCTGTTTAGGTGTTACTAATTTTTTTCTAGGCATTTTCTTTTAAGTATTGTTGTAAAGTTAAAGCGTCCTTTGTTATGTTTGTAAAATGTTTTTGTGCATTGTCTAAATTATAAAGACAATCATAATTTTCTAATTCTTGTTTTGCTAATTCTGGTGTTAAATAACCTAGACCTGCAAGTGTCCAATTCCATAGCTGATGATTTACATGACCAAAATACACATTCATTGTATTAAAGTTTGGTACAGCTTTTTTGCTATACTCAATCATTTCTTTAACTAATGGTGTTAAATGTTTGTGTTCACTAATCATCTTCCAAAATTTAGTATCAGTTTTATTAGTTGCGTAATGTAATACTAAAAAGTCTCTCATATCATCATACATTCGAGACATTTTATTATTAAATTGGTTTCTTAATTTTGGAGATAAATCAGACAAACAATAAGTTTGTGCAAAAGTTATTATCTGTATTATTGTTGTATGAATACTTGTAGCTTGTAATGGTTCTGCAAAAGCACCACATAAACCAACAGCTAAACAATTCTTCATTAACTGATTTTCTAAACGACCACTTCTAAATGGTATTGCGTTAGCAGTTTGAATTTCTCTACCATACAATTTATTTATTTCTTCTCTAGCTTTACTGTCGCTTATAAACTCATCACTAAAGACATAACCACAACCTAATCTTTTAGTTGTTGGTATTTGCCATAGCCAACCTGCACTCATTCTTTGTGCTGTTGTGACTGCTTTTAAATTATTAAATTGTTCTTCTGGCATTTCATCATATTTAAGATGAAAAGGTATTGCCCTGTTCATTGGAAGATTATCTACATAATCAATCCATTTATAATCAAGATGTTTTATAACTGCTCTATGAAAGCCTGTACCATCTATTACAAAATCTGTATTTATTTTTGAATTATCATTTAAAACTAATTGTTTTATATTTCCAAAATCATTGAAAACTACATCTTTAACAAAACCATGAGTAACTTTTACATTTTTCTTTTCACAATAAGGTCTAATAAATCTGTCAAAATTATTTGTATTAAAATGAAATGCACCACCAACCATTTTATTATTTTCAACATTAAATCCACATTCACTTGAAATATGATATTTGTTTTTATCTTTTGCTAATGCTTGTAAGAATAATTCATCTTTCATTTTGAAAGCTGAAGGTGTGCCATCTACAGGACTATAATAATCATTATCTGTCCAACCTTTAAAATCAATAGCTAACTTAGGAGTACATTCTAAAACTCTAGTAAAATCTGCTATATCAATATTTGTTTTAAAATATCTTCCACCAATTAAATCTGAAAAGACACTTGTTGAACCTTCTCCTACACCTACAATAGGTGTATCAACACTTTCTATAACTGTTATATCGTGATTAGTTGTATGACTTAAAACAAAAGCACTTAACCAAGAAGCTGTGCCTGTTCCTACTATTGTTATTTTCATTATGTACTCCAAGAATTAGTAGGACTTTTCCACTTGCCTAAAGGACATTCGCTACTGATAAGTTTTGTTTTAAAAAACATAAAACAATTACAAATTTTACAAGTTTTTGTAATTACTCTAAATTTTGGACAAGATTTACAAATTTTATATCTTTGTTCTGATAGTTCTTTTCTAGCAAACATTAAAAAACCTCATTAAATTTTTCTCCATTTAATATTCTTTTAAATTGTTTAATTTCGTTTTTAAGATTATCTAACTCTGCAACACCTTCTCTTAAAATTGGAAAAACATCACAATCTTTAATAAAGAAATATGTAATAGGTGTTCTAGGTAATGGAAATAAAGTTTTAATATTATCTATATCAAGAGAATATATTTCAAGTTTTTCATCTTCTAATTTAGAAATACTTGTTTCAATAAAATGTTTACAGGCATCACAATCATCTTTAGTAATTACTACTGCAATTATTTTGTCGTTTATATTTTCTATTTTATTTTTAATTTCTTCGTATGATATACTATTCATTGTTGCTATCTCGTCTAAACCAATAACTAACAAAAGTTCCCTCTAAATCACTATTTCTGCCCCATTGTAAAGTGACATTACTTGGATTGTTTGCATTAGCCCAACCACCACCAAAACATTCATCACAACCAGAGTTATGACCATAACAACCATTAGAATTTCCTGTTGAAAATCCACAAAGGTCGCCACCATTTGCTGAACAACCACCTGACCCTGCACAACAATCAAAATGGTTAAATGCACAACCACTTCTTGACATTGTGTTTCCATTAGCATCTACAGTTGAACCACCATCTGCTAAATAGTAGTGACCACTAAAAGCCTGCCAATTTGAACCTGCCTGCCAAGTTCCTATTGTGTGAACCTTAAAGTCATTGTTATCGTGTCGTCTAATCATAAACTTGTCGGAAGTAGTTGGTGTAAAAGTTCCACTTCGGTTTCTTGCGTACAAGTTAGTTCCACCATTTGGTGTTGTTGAATTGCTTAAATTAAATTGGTAGTTACTACCACCCCAATCATTTCTAGCTGATGAACCAGAGTATAATAAAGTCCAACCACCACTAGAGTAGTTAGTGTCCATTAAACAATAGTGTTGCTCTGCTGTTATCGTTCCATAGTTAGTTATGTAGTACAAGCCATTTGCACTTGAACCTTGATATGCTGAACCTAAATCAAATATAGTTTTGCAAGACCTACCTGCTAGTGCCGAAGTAGACCCATCATTAGGTGGGTCAGTCACAGTTATAGTAAATGCTCTGTCAGCAGTTTTTCCCCCTGCTGTTGCTCTTAATGTAAAACTAAGTGTTGCTGAACCAGATACATCATCTGGGTCACCTGAGATTGCACCAGTAGAGCTGTTAAGTGATAAACCACCTAACGAACCTGATTGTAAAGAATAAGCCACTGTATCGCCCTCTGGGTCAGTAGCCGAAACTGTAAAATGAGTTCCTGTAGCTGTTTCAATAATACTACCAAGACTTCCTGCTGAAGTTTGCCATACAGGTGCATTATCAACATTAATTAATCCTGTTGCTGATATTCCTGATTTTCCAGTTGCAGAAGTAAATTTAACTTTATAAGGTTCTTGTGCATTTAAAAAACTTGATTTCGGTGCAACTGCTGTAACTTGTGTAGCGTTGTCAAAGGTTGTTGTCGAAGCATTAAATTCAGCAGATGTTCCAACAAAAGCTATTGTTCCACCAGAAGTAAAATTTGTTCCTGTTACAACAATCGTTTGATTTCCACCACCTGCACTATCTACCTCTCCATCATCAACACTTGTAATTGTTGGGTCTGGTTCTAATGATGAAATTCCACCAGTAGCATTAATGCCTTCAAAATATCCAGTAGTAGAATTAAATCTCCATTGACCAGTTGTAGAGCCTCTTTGTGCTGTTGTACCTGTAGCTACTTTAGTACCCTCAGTACCATTGTCTACAATATTTGTATCGTCAAAATATTTATTTTCTTTTAATAATTTATAATTAGACATCTTTTAATAACCACCCTTGTGTTGCGTTGTAATAAACTAATGTGAAACCTGCTCTCTCTAAATTTACTGTCATATCTGAAGCATCTCCTTGAATTTTGTGTGAGTTTCTATCTATTGTTAAATAGTTTTGGTCAAATGTTCCTGCTACATCTAAGAAATGAATTTCATCTCCTATAGTTGCTGAAGTTGGAAGTGTAGCTGTGACTGTTGCACTTGACGTATCTACAAAATAATTTTTTCTTGCTTCTGCTGTAAAGTTTGCATTTTTACTTTCCCAAATAGCACCTAAAGCTGAAGCAGGTAATCTCGCTTCTGCTATAGTTCCTGTAAGGTTAGCACTCGGTATTCCACCAGTTCCAGTAATATCGTTTCCATTAAGGTCTAAGTTCCCACCTAATTGTGGTGTACTGTCTTGTGCTACATCTGTAATACCACCTGACGTTATTGCTACCCATGCAGAGCCATTATAGAATTTTAAAACATTCCCAGTCGTATTATACGCAAGGTCTCCTGCGTCTAACGAAGTAGTTGGGTCTGAAGAACCAACTCTGTATTGATTGGCAAAACTATTTACGCTTGAAATATTTGTAGCTACAGTATTTACGTTAGTTATAGAACCACCAACTGTATTTACATTTGATATTGAACCTGCAACAGCATTAATATTTGAACTGTTAGAAGCAACTGAAGTCACATTTGACGAAATACCTGCAACCGAAGTCACATCTGACGCAATTCCTGCAACAGTCGTGACGTTAGCTGATATTGGTGCAACTGTAGAAACATTTGTACTAATTCCTGCTACAGTCGTGACATTAGCTGAAATTCCTGCTACAGTCGTGACATTAGCTGAAATTCCTGCGACTGTATTTACGTTGGCTATGTTTGTTCCAACTGAATTTACGTTAGCTATATTTGTTGCAACAGTATCAATCTCAGAAGTTGCTTCGTTTAAATCATCAGCTACAGTCTCAACTTCTGAAACTGCTTCTTGTAAATCATTAGCAACAGCAATTACTTTTGCAATGTCTGTCGCTACAGTATTTACTGAATTAATGTTAGTCGCTACAGTATTAATGTTAGCAGAGTTAGAATTGTTTGTAGTAATAGCTGATATGTTACTATTAACAGTATTAATCGCCGCTATATTGCTATTAACATTGTTAAGAGTAGCTTTGTCTGTTGCTGATAACCAAGTATTTTCTAAGTAATTTTTAGTTGCCGCATCTTGAGCATCTGTAGGGTCAGCAACATTAGTTAATCTTTTGTTATTTGCGTCCCACTGAAAGTTTGTATTAGATGGCTTAATTACGTCATTAGCATCATCAATCGCTTCTTGCGACATGAAAAAGGCTTGTTCACTATCT